GGCGCCGCCCCCGCCCCCGCCCCCCGTAGCGCCCCCCGCCGCGTCCGAGGGCGGGAGCGACGCTCGGAGGCTACTCCAGCCCGCGCTGGATATCAAGCTCGGAGACGTGCTCCAGTTCACGCCCGACGCGGGAGTGCTCGCGACCATGGGTGCGGCCTCGCTCTCCGTCCGCAAGACGTCGAGCGGCGCGCCCCACTTCGTGGTCGTCCCCGAGAACGCGGCGCAGGCGTACCTGCGGAACGCGGGGAAGGATGCGCGCACGATCGCCGATGCCGCGGACGGGGCGGACCCGATCAACCCGTGCGAGGCTCCCGAGGCCTCCCCCGAGATGCCGGCGGACGCGCCCACGCCCGCCGCGCCGCACGTCGCGCTGGATCGTACGACCGCGGAGACCACGAAGGATCGCGCGCTGCTGAAAGCGTACCTGCTTCAAGAGGGCAAGGTCGATTCGGGTTGCCGGTTCGGGCTGGAGCGCCTCCGTAGCGTGGCGCTGGAGACGCTCGCGACCCCCGCCCCCGAGCAGGCGCCCGCCGCGCCCCCGCCCGAGCAGGCGCCCGCCTCCGACCCGTACGAGGCCACGTACGAGGCAGCGCTGGCCGCGCTCACGCACGGCGGGGTCACGCCCGAGACCATCGCCCGGGTGATCGCGTCCGCGCTCCGGAGCGTCTCGTGAGGACGTTCCTTCTCGTGGCCGCGTCCGTTGCGGGCGCGCTCGTGGCCATGACCGCGTGGTCGCACGGGGCGATCTGGGAAGGCGTGGCGTGCTCGCTCGTGTGCTTGTTCTCTTTCCATCTGCTCGTGGAGAGCGAGGGACGATGAGGCGCGTCGAGACCACGACGGGCGTGGAGTGGATCATGGAGCCCGGGGATCGGGTCTGGCTCGGAACCCCGCACGACTCGGAGGCGCTCTCGATCGAAGCGAAGGAGCCGGGCGTGCTCCGCGGGCTCGGAGCGGCGGGGGTTCTCACCGTGCGCGGGATGAGCCCGATCGCGGTGGCGCCCTACGCCTCGAACACCATCGGCGTGTCCGTGAAGGATGAGGACTGATCATGGGGGCGTTCGGAACCGGCCGCGGGGCCGTACAAGACACGTCGGAGCTGCGACGCGTGGAAGCGATCCCGCGCCGGATCTGGACGCCCGAGAGCGCGGCGGAGTGGGCCGCGCGCTGGACCCAAGCGCTGCGCACGCCGCGCGGGCAGATGAGCCTCCGCCCGATCCAGGGCGTAGCGCTCTCCGAGATCGCGCAGTGGCAAGGCGGGCTGTTCCCGATCCGCGTGGGCGGAGGCAAGACCCTGATCTCTCTGCTAGCGGCGCGCGTGCTCCCGGGCGTCAAGCGCCCGCTCGTCCTCGTTCCCGCGCATCTCCGGGAGAAGACGGAGCGCGAGAAGACGGAGCTGCGGAAGCACTGGATCCTGCCCGCGTTCGTCCGCGTCGAGTCGTACCAGACCCTCTCCCGGATCTCGGGAAAGGATCTGATCGAGCAGTACGAGCCGGACCTCATCATCGCGGACGAAGCGCACTACCTCAAGAACGGGAGCGCGGCCTGCACAAAGCGGCTCGCGCGCTACATGCGCCGCGCGTACCGGGGCGAGATCTCGTGCGCGTTCGTGGCCATGAGCGGGACGATCACGAAGCGCTCGATCCGAGACTTCGCGCATCTCTCGTCGTGGGCTCTCCGCGGGAACAACCCGACCCCCACAGAGTTCAACGATCTTGACGAGTGGTCTCGGGCGCTGGACGTGAACGTCCATCCGAGCAGGCGCCTTGCCCCGGGCGCTCTCGGGCGCCTTCGACGCACGCCCGCGGAGCCGCTCCGAGTGGCCTTCCGGCGCCGCATGCTGGAGAGCCCGGGCGTGGTCGCGACTCAGGATCCGCCGCTCCCGATCGATCTCGTCGTGCGCTCCCACGCGGTGGAGCTGGACCCCGATCACGTGGACCTGTACGAGACGCTCCGAAACGACTGGAGCACGCCGGACGAGTGGCCGATCGAGGACGGCGTGGCCATGTGGAGGCACGCGCGGGAGCTGGCGTCCGGGTTCTTCTCGCGATGGAACCCGCGCCCGCCAGACGACTGGCGGGACGCGCGCCGCGCGTGGGCTTCTCTCTGCCGGGAGATCCTCTCGAACAACAAGCGCCAGCTCGACACGGAGCTGCAGGTCAGGCGCGCGGTGGAGGCGGGGGACTACCCCCACGCCGCGCGCACGTTGGCGGACTGGCTCGCGATCGAGCCCACCTTCAAGCCGAACGCGGAAGCGGTCTGGATCTCAGATCGTACGATCGACTGGATCGCGGCGTGGGCAGCCAAGCAACCGAGCGCGCCCCTGATCTGGACGGAGCGCCCCGCGATCGGGGAGCGCCTGGCGGCGCGCCACGGACTCCCGTACTACGGGAACATGGGGGTTGACGCGAGCACGGGGCGCGTGCTAGAGTCGCACGCCCCCGCGTCCGGGCCGGCGGTCGTCTCGATCGAGGCGAACGCCACGGGGCGCAATCTCCAGGCATGGCACAGGAACCTGATCGTTGACGTCCCGCCGAACGGGGCGAAATGGGAACAGCTACTCGGGCGGACGCACCGCGACGGACAAAAAGCTGGCGCCGTTCACGTAGACGTGCTATTCGGCTGTGTCGAAGATTCCCAGGGTTTCTGGCGCGCGGTCGAAGACTCGGAGTATGCGGAGGACGTCACAGGACAGGCACAAAAGCTGTGTCACGCGGACCTGGAGGACGTCGAAGATCTGGAGACGACGCGCGAGAGGACCGGACCGCAATGGGTCAAGGTCACGTAAGATCTTGCGCCGTTCAGGCGCTAGTGCTAGGACAGGCAAGCCCCGGATCGGGGCGGAAGGAACAGGACAGGACATGAGTGGATTTTTCAGTGGTGCCAGCCAGACGAGCGCGCGCGGGAACAGTTCCCGTTTCAACGCGGGGATCTATCCCGCGGTCCGGATCGAGCGCTTGAGCGTGAAGCAGGGACACAACGGACTCCGGTTCATCATGGAGGCCACGCCCGTGCTTCCCGCGAGCGAGCGGACGCCCGGGGTCGCGCCCACGCCCGTGGGCGCGGAAGGGTCCTGGACGACGCAGATCGACGGACAGTGGGGCAAGATCGGGATGGGGGAGACGAAGCTTGTCATCGGGCTTCTCTGCGGGATGACTCCCGAGGAGATCGACGCGGACCCCGAGATCGAGAGCAAGATGGAGGCCGCGGTCGCGGCGGACAACCCGCACAAGGGGAAGCTGCTCCGCACCGAGGCGTGGGAGCACAAGACCAGGAACTCGACCATGACGAAGCACAGCTGGGCTCCCGTCGATCCCGCCGATCTGGCGCGAGCGCAGGGCGCGAGCGCGAGCGTGGCGAGCCCGACCCCCGCGGCCTCCGCCGCGTCGGCTCCCGCCGCCCCCGCCGCCCCCGCGGCCCCGCCCGCGGCCCCGCCCGCGATCCCGGACGGGTTCTTCGCCTTCCCGGCGGGGGACCCGCGCCACGGAACGCACGTCTACAACGCGGCGGGTGAGATCCGGCCGATCGACTGAACGAGAACAGGAGCACGACCCCGCGCCCCGATCCGGTCCCCTCGAACGCACAAAGCAACACACGTTCACGGGCCGGATCGGGGCGCTCTCTTTCAGACGGAGCGCCCCGTGGACACATCAGATCTCGCCGCAATTAACCATGCGATATCGATCGAGCGAGCCGAAGCTGATCCCGCTGGATCGTACGACCCCGAGAAGCCCCTAGATCTCCACGAGACGCACGACTGGAGCGAGCCCGGGGACTCGGACAGTCCGCAAGAGTGCCTCAAGTGCGGGTCCCGGGACTACTGGCCAGCGGCGGAGAGACGGTGTCGTCTCCCGGGCTCGTCCGCCACGTCCGTGACCGCGTCCGCGTTCCGGGCGCAGCTCCGGGAGAGCCTGGACGCGTTCCTCGCGTGGTGGCGCAAGGCGGGACACCCGGACGATCTCCCGTCCGCCGCGGAGTGGTACGCGAACCTGCTCGAATGGAGCCGTGAGAATCCGATTGACGCGGCCCGCAAGGTGTGCGGGAAGTGCTCGGAGCCGAAGCCGCTGGAAGCCTACCACCGAAGCCGCGCGCACCGCGACGGACGGCAACCGCACTGCAAGGCGTGTCGTAAGGGGCGGGGGGTCGCGCGGTGATTCTGTTCTTCGACACGGAGACCTACCCGATCAGGCCCGGGCGCCAGGCGCCCCGCGTCGTCTGCGTCCAGTCCCGCGACGAGACCGGAGACCGGATCGAGCTGCGGGAGGCGGGACTAGATCGGCTGGAGAGCGCGCTGCTCGGAGGCGCGCGCATCGTAGGGCATAACGTCGCCTTCGACGCGGCGTGCACGATCGCAAGCCGCCCGCGCCTGCTACCGCTCTGGCTCGACGCCTACACAGACGATCGCGTCACGTGCACGGAGCTGCGGGAGAAGCTGCTCCGGATCGCGCAAGGCACCGCGGCGCGCTTCCAGGCGCACGGGCTCATGACGTGCCTAGAGCGCCACAAGATCCCCCACATGTTCGAGGCGGGGGACAAGAGCAAGGGTCCGGGCTCGTGGCGGACGCGGTACGCGGAGCTGGACGGCTTAGCGGTCGATCTCTGGCCCGAGGACGCGCGCCGGTATGCTCTGGCGGACCTGGACGTCTCCGCGCTGTACGAGGCACAGGAGGCGCGCGCGGAGTGCCTCCGAGACGAGCACCGCCAGGCGCGCGCGGGCTTCTCGCTCTATCTCCAGCGCTGCCGCGGCATGCGCACCGACGCCCGGGCGGTTGCTGCGTTCGCGCGCAAGGTCGAGATCGAGCACGAGGACGTCCGCGCGAGGCTCCAGATCGCGGGGCTCGTACGATCCGACGGGAGCAAGAACACGAAGCGGGCCTCGGAGCGAATGCGACTGGAGCGGAGCGCGGCGGGGCTCCCGATCCCGCTGACGAAAACGGGGCGGCGGCGCGTCCACGAAGGCGAGATCGAGCGCGCGGAAGCCGAGGAGAAATACACCGCCCTGGACGCGGACGCGTGCGCTGCTACGGGGGACGAGATCCTGATAGCTTACGCGCGCTACACGTCGGTTGGAACGTTGCGGCGGCGCGCGGAACGGCTCGCGCTGGCGGGGGAGATCCCGATCCAGCCGTTCTTCGACGTGCTCAAGAACACGGGACGAACATCAAGCTCCATGGGGGACGTAAAGCCCGGAAAGCCGCTTGCGTCGTTCGGGGATCAAGTCCAGAACTTGAACCGTGAGCCGGGACTCCGGGAGTGCTACGTGGCACGCCCGGGCTATGTGCTCGTCTCCGTGGACTGGCGCGCGGCGGAACTGCACTCGCTCTCTCAGGTCTGCACATGGCTCGGACTCGGGAGCGATCTCGGGGCGGTCCTGAACTCGGGCCGCGATGCGCACATGAACTTTGGCGCCCACATGCGCTCGTGGGAGTACGAGTGGGCCATGGAGGCGCTACAGGGCTCGCACGGTCCGGACGCCAAGCGCGCGGCGAAGGAGGCGCGCCAGGGCGGGAAGGCGGCCAACTTCGGTTTCCCGGGCGGGCTCGGAGTCGAGAAGTTCCGCCTCTACGCAGCCAAGACCTACGGCGTGATCCTCACGGACGATGAGGCGCGGGAGCTGCGGGCGTGGTGGTTCCGCCTCTATTCCGAGATGGGGGGCTACTTCCAGCACATCAACGCGCTACTGGAGACGGGACAGCCGCTTAGACACTTCATGTCCGATCGGCTCCGCGGAGATCTGCGGTACACGTCCGCCGCGAACTCGTACTTCCAGGGCCATACCGCGGACATGGCGAAGCACGCGGGCTGGAGCCTTACGCGCGAGTTCTACGGAGCGGACCGCGGACCGCTGAACGAGGCGCGCCCGTGGAACTTCGTACATGACGAGTACATCGCGGAAGTCCCGATCCCGACGATGCACGACTGCGCCGCGCGCATGGTCGAGATCATGGAGACCTCGGGCCGGCTCTGGTGTCCGGACGCGCCCCCCGCCGCGGAGCCTGCGATCTCCTACCGCTGGCGCAAGGGCGCGGAGCCGACGTACGACGAGACCGGGCGCCTGATCCCGTACGAGGATCGTACGATGCATCCCGAGACCGCAGAAAAGATCCGAGAAGCGCTTGACGCGGGAGCCGATCCGATCCATCTCTCGTGGGCGTTCGGGTTCGAAGAGGAGAGGATCAGGGCAGCGGCATGAAGCGAGCAGTGGTGATCGCAGTCCCGGGGCACATCCCGGGGACGTGGTGGACGGTCGATCACCCCAAGCGGGGTGTGTGCCTCCCGGGGGGAAAGATCGAGCCCGAGGACAGAGACGCTCGCGCCGCGGCCTGGCGCGAGATGGGGGAGGAGACCGGCGTGTGGTTGCTCCCGCAAGAGATGTACGAGATCGGGGCGGGGATCGTGCCTGGCGCGGTTCCGTTCCAGGTCACCGCCTACCGCGCCCGCTTCCCAAGCTTTCGCCGCTGGGGTCCGGGAGAAGCGGACATGCGCGCGCGCATGCGCCAGCTCTCCGAGCTGCGCTCGTGCGCGTGGGCTATGCAATACGATTTCCACCGCGCGATCTATGATCGGCTCGCGCGGGATGCTAGAAAGATCTGGGGTTACGAATGAGTCACTGGATACAGACCGCGAGCGGAGTAGCGTTTGACCTGAACCAGCCGAGGGCGGGGGACGTGCTCGTCTCCGACGTCGCGCACGCGCTATCAAACCTGTGCAGGTTCAACGGCCATTGTCGCGAGTTCTACAGCGTGGCGCAGCACTCTGTCCTAGTCGCGCGCGTGCTCCAGAGCGAGGGCTTCGGGCGCGGCGTGCAGGTGCAGGGGCTCTTGCACGACGCACAAGAGGCGTACGTGGGGGACGTGCCCACGCCCGTCAAGGGCGCTCTCGGCTCGTCCTGGGATGCGCTGGAGTGGATCGTACGAGACGCGGTCCGGCGCCGCTTCCAGATCCCCCACGATCTCGATCCGGCGGTGGAGATGGTCGACGCGCGCATGCTCGCGACGGAGTCTCTGTACCTGCAAGATCCCCCGCTGGATCTGCCCGCGGTGCCCTACCACATCGCGATCACGCCCTGGAGCCCGACCGCGGCGCGCGCCGCGTTCCTGGACGAGATCGCGCGACTGGAGATCCGCTAGTGCTGGTCGCGATCGATCCGGGGACGAAGGCGCTCGGATGGGCGCGGTTCACGCCCGAGGGCAGGCTTGTCTCGTGTGGTGTGAGTCGTACGATCGAGCGCACGAGCGACGGTCAGATCGACGCGCACGCGCGGGCGCTCGGGATTGGCGCCGATCGGGCGGTTGTCGAGGAGATGGAGATCCGCCCGGGCCGCGTCGAGAGCCAGCCCGCCGATCTGCTCCGCGTCCAGGCGGTGGGCTGCGCAGTGGCGGGGCTCGTGGCCTTGCGCGTGAGTCTGCTCCCGCCCTCGCGCTGGAAGGGTTCGATCCCCAAGCGCGTCCACCACGTCCGGATCCGGTCCGCGCTCTCCGGGAACGAGCGCGAGATCGTGGACCGCGCGGCGGCGGGGGCGGGGGCGCACGCGAAGGAAGTTCTTGACGCGGTGGGTTTGGGCCTGTACGCTCTCCGCCGCACGAGTAGATCAGGATGCGAAAGGACAAGAGGATGAGCATGCTTTACAGCCACAGAGACAGCTACGGGGACGCGCTCCAGATCGTCAAGGTACCGGGCGGGGCCACGGACTGGACGGTCGTTCGGTCCTCGGGCGGGGCCGCAACCGTCCGGGTTCCGCACGATCAGCTCCGGGAGGTTCTGATCCAGTTCGCGGATAGGCCTTGCAGCGCAGTCATCCCGATCGGGCGCACGTCGAGTCTGGAGCTGACGTTCTACGGGGAGGACGAGCACGCGGGCGAGATCACGCTCGGGCTCGGGACGGTCGTCGTCCCGGACATGCGCGAGATCCGGACCGCGTTGGAGGGCTGGCGGGCGGAGTGTGCGGCGCCCCCGCCTCCGAGCGCCGATCTCAAGCCGCGCGGGGTCAAGCGCCAGTGGTGGCTGATGCCGCTGGACGCCTTGACGCACGCGGTGGGGGATCCCGCCACCGCTACGGCGGTATCTCTCGGGGAGGCGGTCTCCGAGTACCAAGCCGTGCCGGGGGCCGCGTCCGCCGCGCTCTGCGTCCGGGCGGGGCTAGGGGCGCTCTGCTCGGACGAGCGGGACGCGAACGGGGCGCTGGACGTCGTGGTTCAGGTGTTCGAGCACGGGGCGGCGAAGTACGATCCCGACAACTGGAGACGCGCCGCGGAGGATCGGGACGCGTTCCGGCGCGAGTACCTCAGCGCGATGTGTCGACACGCGTTCACGTCGGACACGATCGACCTGGACCACGCCCTCCCGGACGGGACGCCCGTCAAGGGTTCCGGTCTCCCCCACGCGGCGCACTTCACCTGCACCGCGCTCATGGTCCTGTGGCACGAGATGCGGTGGGCTCGTGGCGAGTGAGGCGCTCGCGCGGGCGGACGGTCTGCTCGCGCGCGTGACCGCCACCGCGGACGCGATCTCGTCCGTGGTGGCGGTGAGCCCGCTCGATCGCCCGGAGGACGCGTCCCTGGCGGCGCGGCTTCTCCGCCAGATCAAGACCCTGGCGGCGGACGCGGACGAACTGCGCAAGACGATGAAGGCGCCGCACCTTGCCGCGGGCCGCGCGGTGGACGAGCGCTTTCGCGGGCCGCGGCGGGAGCTGGATCGCGTCGAGAGCATGATCAAGGCTCGTCTGGCCGAAGCCGCGGAGAAGCGCGAGCGCGCCCGCCTAGCTGCCGTGCAGGCCGCGCAGGACGCGGTCCAGCGCCACGACGCGGAGGCCGCGAACGCGGCCCTGGCGGAGCTGTCCGCGGACGTGGCGAGCCTGGACGGGATCTCCGAGCGCTGGACGTGGGAGGCGGTGGAGATCGACCTGGACGCGCTCCCGCCCGAGTACGTGATCCGGAGCGTGAACCAGACCCGCATGAGCGAGGAGATCCGGACCGCGAACCGGGAAGGGCGCACGCCCAAGGTTCGCGGGGTCCGGTTCCAGAAACGCGCCACGATCGCGGCGCGGCGCGCCTAGGCAGCGCGGGCGCGGCGGATGTTCCGCCACCAGCGCCGGAGCAGTTCCTCCGCCGCGTCCGCCCGGTCCTGGCGCTCGACCGCCACGATCATCCGTAGGGTCTGCAGCACGCCGTGAGGCGAGAGCCAGATCCGCCCGCGCTCGTCCTGGACGTAGTCCGTCCCCAGATCGAACGCCTCGCGCCACTCCGAGACGTGGCGGAAGTTCCGGGACAGGTTGCCTCCGTCGCTCGGATAGTCTAGAGCCCGCCCCATGTCCCGCGCGCAGATCCAGGCCACGCCCTCCGAGTCGTACGATCGCCGGATCTCCTGTCCCTCGAACACGCCCGGGAACTTGTCCGATTCAGCCTCGTTCTTGCTCATGTTCTTGCCCTCCGACGATCAAGGTAGGACCGCCCGAGCACGCTTCAAGCGGTCAAGTGATAGAACTCACGGCACGATCTGTCCGGTCGTGCCACGAAAGGTGACATGCAAAAAATCAAGCCCGACGGAACACCGCATCTGCTCTTGCTCGCGCGCACGCTCCAGCGCGCGGGGCGCTGGTACCGGATCGTAGGGGACGAGATCCACGTCCGCACGCGTGCGGTGTGGGAGTCCATCCCCGAGCACAGGCGCGCGGGTTCGACGTGTGAGCCGCTCGCGCTCCGGGCGGTGGCGTAGTGGGGCACGTCACGCCGAAAGAGCACAACGCGCCGGGGGCGTCCGACTGGCAGACCCCGAGCTACATACTGGATCTCGTCCGGCTCGTGTTCCCGATCGGGTTTGACCCCGCGAGCGCGCCCGAGAACCCCACGGGAGCCCGTCTGTTCTGGAGCCCGACCACGCCCGAGAGAGTGGGCGCGGGCGTGCACGCAGGCCTGTGCGGGCTCTCGGACCCGTGGCCCGAGGATCTCCCCGGGTTCGTCAACCCGCCCTGGGGCGCGCACCTAGGCAAGCCCGGCAAGGTGGATCCCGGCAAGATCGTGAAGCGCGAGGGCAGAGTGCTCGGGCGCGGCGTGGGCTGGGCCGAGAAGATCGCCCGCCACCGCGGGGAGCTGATCAGCCTCGTGCCCACGCGCACGGACTCGTCATGGTTCGATCGCATTCACGAGGCGCAGCACTTGCGCCTAGACTGGCGGTCTGCTACGCTCCGGAGCCGGATCCAGTTCATCGATCCGGAGACCGGCAAGGTGCGCGGCGGGAACAACTCTGCCGTGACTTTCTTCTACCGGGGGCCGCGGTGGCGCTTGTTCGCCGCAGTCTTCGGAGCGCACGGGAGGCTTCTCCCGGGCGGTGAGGCACGCTCGGACATGGTGTCCGAGCTGTTCGGTTCAGGTCAAACGAGGAACGTCTAGCAGCGAAGCAACACCCAAGCTCCCGGACCCATAGGGCTTTTCAGCGAGAGCCCGACCCGAAAAAGCCCCGGCCCACCACGAGCCGGGGCTTTTTCTTGATCCGGGCGCTTGACTCCGGCGGTCGTACGATCTAAGGTCCCTGAGTCGCAACGACGCGGCCCGAACGAAAGAGCAGGAACATGAGCAAGATCACCGCACCCTGGACCCTTCACGAAGGCTCCCACGTCCCGGAGCCCGGCGCCCGCTTCCGCATGGTGGACGGGGAGACGATCACCGTCCTGGACGAAGCGCCGATGCGCATCCTCGGGCTGATCCACTTCTACGTCATCTCGGACACGGACGTGGCGCGCGAGCAGGCCGGTGACGTCTCCCCCACGGAGGGGCTGGGAGAGTGGTTCGCCGCTCCGATGACTTCCGAGGGCCGCGCGGCTTGGGATGCCTGCTACCTCGGGCGGACCCTTCCGTGCGCGACGTGCGCGACGGAGATCCTGACTCTGGACGGGCCCGAGGACGCGGAGTGCTCGGACTGCCACACGGACCGTCTGGAGTCCGACGAGTGCGCGGAGGATGCGCTCTGGCTCGATTACGACTAGCCCACGGCGCCCGAGAGCGCGATCAGGGCGCTCTCGGGCATCTGACCCTTCGTGCCGATCGGCCAAGCGCAGATCGCGCCGCGGTGCTCGGACGGGAACAGGCCCACGTGGCGGAGGATCTCCGCCGCGGTCCGCCAGCGCCAGCCCCCCGCCGCGCGCCGGACGTAGATCCCGCACGCGGGCACGATCCGGCGGAAGCCTTCGTCCCGCCAGGACTCGATCGCGATCCGCGGATAGTCCGGATCGTACGACCCCCGCCGATCGTAGATCTCGGGCATGCCAAAGTCGCAGAGATCGGCGAACGCCCGCCAGGGGAAGTCCCGGACCGTGTGCGCGACGGAGTACGACACGAGGCCGAAGCCCAGCCCGTGCTGGTCGCACGAGGATCGCGCGTGCGCTGCAAGCCGGCGCGCCAGGGCGTGGCGCCCGCGCAGCTCCTTCTCCCCGTTCAGGACGTACCAGAGCGCGCCCACGGACGCCCCGAACGCGATCGCCTCGGAGATCACGTCCGCGTCCGTGGAGAACCAGGTCCAGACCGCCACGCGCCCGCCCGCGCGCTGGTAGCGCTCGAACCACGCGCGGCTCCGGTTCGTCTTGCGATCCTCGACTGAGACGCAGACCGCCACCCACGGGAGCCAGCGCGCCGCGGTCTCGGGGTCCAGATCGTCCAGGTCTCGGACGAACAGGCCCGCGCCCTCGGGAATGCGGGGCGCCAGGCGGTTGACGACCGCGTCCGCGATCAGGAGATGCTCCGGACGGCACGCGCCAGCGTGCTCGTCCAGCACGTGGCGCACGGCCCCGCGGACGTCCTCGGGCCGGATCACGACTCCAGGGCCCGGAGCACGTCCGCGCGCGAGAGCGTGACGGTGGGCGCGCTCGTGGTCGCGAGCGTGCGGAGGACGCGCGCCTTCTCGGGCGAGACCTCGAACGGGTTCGCGGGCACGCTCGCGCGCCGCGCGTAGTGCTCGCGCGCTCGCGTTTCCAGCTCCCGGATCGTCTCCATGTCGGGGACGCGCTCCGCCAAGATCTCCCCCACCGTCTTGTGGGTCTCGCGGTTCTGAGCGGCCTCGATCACCGCGGCGCCAAGCTCGAACGCCAGCTTGACGTACGGGCCGGCTTCGGTCAGGATCTTGAGCAGGACGTCCATTCAGATCTCCCCCGCGAAAGCGGCCACCTGGAGCACCGCGGCGGGCACTTCAAGCCCGGCGGTTGAGAACGCGTTGACCACGTGAACCGCGGCCTGGACTAGCTCCCGCGCCTTCGCAGTGAACCCGTCCGCCTCCCCCGCGTCGTGCGCTTCCTGCGCCGCTCGGAGGGCGTCCACGAACACGTCCACCGCGCGCCCGAGACCGGACGCGGGGGCGAAGCACTCGCGCCAGGCGTCGAACGTCTCCGCCGCCGCCAGGCAGTGCTCCGCGCGCTCGTGGTAGAACGCATCGCGTCGCGCCTTCGTGGTCTGGACCACGTCCGCCGCGCCCGAGAGCGCGGCCTGGCGGGCGTCCGGCGAACACCCGGAGAGCGTCGCGATCGCGATCAGGGCCGCAGCCATGATCGCTAGCATCGTACGATCGGGGCCGCTCATTCGTCCCCCGCCTCGAACCGGTCGGGGATCCCGTTCCCGTCCGCGTCCCGGAGTAGCGCGCGCATGGCGCCCGCGATCATGGTGCCGACCATGCCGAGGAACGCGAGCGCGCCCGCCTGCGCCTCCGCGGGCACGCCGAAGCGGTCACCGAACAAGCCGACTGCACAGATCGCCACGAGAGCGAGCGCGACGAAGGCGAGAGTGGGCCACTGGAGCCGAGCGAGCATGAACCCTCCGAGCGTGAGAAGCGCGCGGGACGATCCGGGAGGCCACGTAAGGGCAGACCGTCCCGCGCTCTCCTAGTCTAGCACGGGGCGCGGGGGCGGTAGGCGGGGGACGCACGACCCGTGAGTCAGCGTGCCCGCGTCCGTCTCGACGACGAACGGGCAAGAGCCCGCGTCGTTGTCCGCGGCGGGCTCGTGGGAGATGGCGCAGCCCGAGAGGGCGAACGCGAGGACGATCAGAAACTTGTGCATGGTGGCACGCTGGGTCATCGGTCGTCCAATGTCAAGCGCAAAGCGCGCAGTTCCGAGCGCATGTCCGCGATGCTTTCGGCGTTCTGCCTCGCGGTCTGCCGCAGCTCCCCGTACGCAACGGCAGCGGCCCCGCCCGCAACGGCAGCGGTTCCGAAGCCGCCGCCGATCACGCCCACGAGCGCGAGGATCAGCGCCCACCGCGCGCGCCGCTCCGCCTTGCGGTCTCGGACTAGCTCCAGGACGGTCCGTTCCAGGGAGAAGAGACGCCCGGGGATCTCCTCGGGATGGGGGATCCCGCCGCCCCCGGTGACGGTCTCGAACCGCGAGGAGAGCGCAGCGATGAACGGGTCAGAATCGCTCATCTCAAAAGCTCCGCGGGCCCGGATCATTGAAGCCCAGCTCCACCGCGTACACGCGATCATCCCCGAGATCTCCCACGCCCGATCGTACGACCACGCGCGCGGGCGTGGTCGACGTGTGGCCGTAGTTCAGGGTGTGCGTGATCGTCTGGATCGTCGCCGTTCCGTCGTCTTCGTCGTACCCGTTGATCGCGGCCCACGCGCCCGCGGCGGGCGTGTCCAGGTCAAGGGTCGTGTTCCGCTCGACACTCACCCGGACGCGGCTTGCGGCGACTCGGGCCAGGCCCGGAGTCACGAGCGCGCGGACGGTCTGGAGCGTGGCGCCGCTCGTGAGAACCCGGCCCAGCTCCAGCGTCAGAGACCGCGTGCTCGGGGCGCTGGAGCGGTTGAACAGCCAGTAGTCCCCATGCCATTCGGCCTCGGAGTCCTCCGGCATGAACAGCCCGAGGGGGACGATCAGGGTGCGGGTCACGAGCGGGATCGTGTCCGTGGCCTCCAGCACGTCTTCGATGTACGAGATGTGCTCCCCGTGCGAGTTCATCTCGTGGTTGAGCCACTCGGCGGGGAGCAGGTCCGGCTCCCAGCCCTCCGCGCGGCGCGCCGCGCCAGGGTCAACCTTCGTGTTCGCCCCCGACCACGCGTCCCCGTCTAGGGCGTACGTGGCATCCGTCGCGAACGTCGGATCCGTGCTCGGCTTCGCCATGACGTCAGTCTAGCACGTGCGGGAGATAGCCCCCGTGCGACGGGTCCGCCGTCCGGCCCAGCCCGCGCTCCGTCGAGCCCTCGGGGTAGTCCGCCGCGCGCGAGAGCGTGAACGATCGGGAGGGTCCGGAGCCGTCCCCCACGGGCGTGGTGACGGTCTGGAGCGCGATCGCAGCGGCGCGCGCGTCCCGGAGCCGGGAGTGGACCGCGGCGGGCGTGTTGATGGGGGTTCGTACGATCGAGACGATCACGCGTCCGGGACCCTCCCGGAGCCGGACGTAGGATCCGGACTCGTCCGCCAGGCTCTCGAACAGGCGCACAATCTGGATCAGTTCCTCGGCTCTCCCTTCGCTCCGGTTGATCAAGACGCGGACTCGGAGCGCCAGGCGGTAGACCGCATCGCTCCGTCCGTTGCGAGCCTCCGTCACGATCTGCCCGACCAGATCGAGCTGATCACCCGCCGCGGTCTCGATCGAGAGCACGTCCGACCACACGTCAAGCGTTGCGCCTTCGATCTCCTGGAGCCGCTCCAGGTAGGAGCAGATCAGGGCGTGCAGGCGGACCGCTTCGTCGTACTCGGGGATCAGGAGCGCGAGCGCGTCCGCGCAGTGGTCCGCGATCAGTTCCAGGTTGCCCGCGGAGCCTCCCGGGGAGACGCCCGAGACCCCGAGACCTGAACCGGGAAGGGTGTAGGTTGCCGTGCTCACGTGCTGGCCTCCGCGTTGCCGTGCTCGTCCACCGCGAGGACTACCAGATCGAACGACGAAGGCCACGGCGACCCGCGCCGGATCGTGAACTCGGGCCCTTGACCTCCCGCAACGACGCTTGATCCGAGGTATGGAGCCTCGAACGAGCCGCCCGCGTAGACGGTCTCCGCGTAGCCCGAGGAGAACCTCGCGAACATGACAACGGCGGAGAGCGAGGACACGTCCGAGACCGTAACGGAGATCGGTGCGTTGCGCTCCGACAGAGCGCCCGGAGTCGTCACGTACGTGATCACGGGCGGGTCTGCCTCCGCCGCGGCGGGCGCCCCCGGGAAGTAGCCCGCGGACGTGCGCGCGTCCAGCACTCCGCGCGCTTCCTGGAACGTGTCCCCGTACTCTGTCGAAGCGAAGTCCGCCACGTCAGACCGCCGGGATCTGGCCGTTCCAGGCCGCGCGGAGAGCCCCGCCGAGCAGATAGATGTGATCGCGGGTCGTTGTCACAGTGGCGGTGTCCGCGTTCGAGCGCATCGCGCCTGAAAGCTCGAACAGGGTACTGAGCCCCTTCCATCCGTTCGGGCCGGAGAGCCCCGTGGCGCGCCCGTACACGAACGGCAGCACGAGATCGCTCCCCGAGATCGGGTCCGTTCCGACCCCGCCGGGGAACACCGCAGAACTGCTCCCCCATCCGTCCGTCGACATGGCGCCGATCGTCTGCCACGTCGAGCCGTACCGGGTGTGCAGGTAGGTGGGGGTTGACGTCGTAAGCGTCGTGATCGTGGGGTTGCTTACCACACACACCGCGAACGGGAACGCGTCCGTTGCATCGTACGATCCAGAGAGCAGCGGGTCAACGAACATTGTCAGATCTTCGGTAGCACCGGCGCTCCGATACCCGCACATGTAGAAGCCCCAGGGCGCTGCGTCGTCCACCGCGATCTGATAGACGCGCGCGGTGGACGTCGTGGCGCCGAGCGTGCCTCCCGTCGGGCTGGCGTCCGTGCCTCCGCCCTGGATCACGGTCTCGCTCGTGCTGGATCCGGTGACGGTAGCGGCGGGGGAACCCGACGAGAACGCGGACGGGGAGACCTTGATCCTGAACTGATAGTTGACGTTCACGCGCTGGAACGTCAGATGGACCGTCCCCGCCGGGTTCGCGATCTCGAACCAGGCGCGCGTGTTCGCGAGATGAGCCGCGGTCGTGATCTGGTCCCCCGCCGCGTTGTACGTCGTTCCGTCGGACGAACGCGCCACGGTCCAGCCTTGTGCTTTCAGCGCGGCTTTCAGCTCGAAAAAAGCTTCGTGAGTCTCATTGACAGAGATCCCGGGCTCGGAGCCAACTTTGTTGAACTGGAGTGCCATGGTTACGGTGTCGCTTCCGTGCTGGTGACTGTCACGCTGCCTGACTGGATCCGGGCGATCTGGCGGGACGAGATCGCGTACGTACCGAACGAGCCTCCGCCGTTGATCGTCACGCTCGTGACGCGGAGGACTCCCGCCACCGCGTGAGCCCACCATGCGATCTGGCTTCCGGCGCCGTTCAGCCCCGGGACGTACGCCAGATCCGCGGCTTCCGCGATCGCCGAAGCCAGCTCCGAGTCCCCCGCGTAGTCCGGGCCCACGTCCACGGAGAGCGCGATCGTGAGATCGACCACGGCGGGGCGCGTGAAGCCGATCGTGTGGCTCACGCCCTCGGAGTCCGTGACGGTCTCCAGCGTCGTGCCGTAGGCCCCGACGCCCGCCGCCTTCGACGCGAAGATCTGATCCGCCACCGCCTGATCGTCCGCCGCGGTCGGAACCTCCGGACCGAACACCACAACCTCGAACGAGTGCGGCGGGATCCCGTCAACGGTCGTGTCGTTGTAGTTCTCGATCAGGGACACGGACTGGATCTCCGGAATGTTCCGGGACAGGTCCGCCACGATCCCGTCCACGGACGCGGAGCCCGGAGACTCCACTTCCTGGCGCCGTCGCAGACGAAGGGCCGCGTCGGACTCCGAGGGCGACCCGAGAGCGCCCTCCGTGTTCGAGGTGATCCCGTTCCAGCCCGAGACCGGGCCGGCGATCACGAGCGTGTCCTGCGGGCACGAGACTGCGCCCGTGTCCTCCGCCTCGAACACCGCGGACACGTCCGCCGCGGAGCCCCCACCGTTGACGACCGCCTCCGCGTTCAGGAAGCGCGCCGCGGGGCGTCCGGTGACGCTCGCGGCCAGTGTGCCGATCGCGTACGTCCCGGGATCCACGTTGACGACGACGGTTGACCGCGTGCTCGTGGCGGCCTCCCGAATCGTCCCCGTGATGGCGGAGATCCGATCGAGCGCCTCCCCCGTGGCGCCGTCAGGATCGATCGCGGCATAGACCGCCTGGAGCGCCTCCTCCACGGTCCGCTGCGCCCGGGAGATCAGGCGGTTGAGTTGTCCGAGCGGGGAGGACGTCTCCAGGTCCAGGCGATCGGAGATGTTCGCGCGCTGCGCGGTCTCCATCTCCGCTTGGATCTCCGCCTGCGTCCGGATCGCGAGCCCCGCGCTGGTCAGTTCCGCCATGTCAACCTTCCTCAATCAATAGAGGCGCGTAGTCCTCGGAGCGGACGGTCAACCCGTCGATCGTTCGAGCCTCGTACGTGATCGAGAGCGCGCGCGTGGCGCGGTCCAGGGCCACGTCCAGGCGGGGGACGTCCACAACGGCGGGGGCGTTCAGGATCGTGGACCGTACGATCTCTCTCACGCGGGCCAGGCTCACGCCCTTGCGTAGCACCGCCTGGAACCACGGCACGCCCTCGCGCACGTCCATGAAGTTGTGCCCGCGGAACAAGAGCAGGCGCGTCCGGATCTCCTGCGCCGTGGCCTCCGCCCCGTCCACCGTGGCGAAGTCTCCGCCGTCGAGGTACAGATCTCCGAGCACGGGATTCTCCGCGGAGACGCTGGCGGTGATCTTGAAGCCTCGCACGGTCAAGCCCCTTTCGCGATCTCGGATCGGTAGTCCGAGCCCGCCGCGGACAAGACGTCGTGATCGTAGCTGTTCACCGCTCCCGCCGCGGTGGCGATCGTGCCAAGCGCTAGCTCGATCGCCTTCAAGTGCGCCTCTAGTGGGTCCGCCAGGGTGAGATCCTCTCCGCCCGCGATCCGGATCTCGTCCGCCCGGAACTCGACGTAGTGTCCTCCGTCGCGCCCGATCCGGCCGTTCGACGCGTCCGCGCTCGCGATCACATCCGCCCGAGGGTACAGGCCCGGGATCGCGATCGCGCCCGAGAGCCCATGGCGTGCCCCGATCCCCGGATCCACCACGCCCCCGCTCTCCCGCCAGGCGTTCAGGTCGGACTCCGAGAAGACGAGCAGAACAGAATCGCCCGCCTGCATCGGCCAGTGCACGAAGTGACCTCCCGCGCGAGGCCAGGCCACGGGGACGGCGGGGATCACCGGGAGGCGCTCCGGCGAGTCCGCGTCCGTGTCTTCGTCCTCCGCGGGCCGGACGCGCTGGACGCCCGGCTCCACGTCCGCCGTCTGCGTCTCGTGATCGTACGACCGAACGACGCCCGGCAGCGCCACGTGCAGATCCAGCGCGTGCGACTCGATCACGCGTCGAAGGGTCTCGGCTGTGGAGAGCGGACGAGTCATAGGGGCGCCAGCTCCATCGTAGCATACCAGGGCTGCGCGCTGGACGCGCCCGCGTAGACCACGCGGCGGATCTCGTACCCGCCTTCGATCTGCTCCGCCGCCAGGACGACCCGCCGCCCGGGCTCCAGACCGGGCTGGAGCAGGCACACCGCGGAGACCTTGCCCGCTTCGTCCCGCGTGGGGGAACCCACGAGCCCCGTAGCAGCGCTCAAGCGCGGCGCCTGGACCTGGAGCGGCTCTCCCGCCCGCAAGAGCTGCAGGGCGCCGTTCTGGACGCTCCAGCGCATGCGCGCGGACCGGACGAGCGTGTGAAGCACGGACCGCGCGGGGCCGTCCGCCACGAACCCGTCCGCGAACGTCTCGGATCCAAGCTCGGAGGCGTAGTCTGCAAGGTTTCCGCGCCCGATTCCGAGCGCGTCCACCGCGTCCCGGAGGGCGGAGATCTTGGGGGTCCCCGGGCCGTACGATCGAGAGATGCGCGCGGCGAGCAGTTCCCGCCCGCCGTCCGACGCCTGTACGGTCGTCACGAGATCGGCGCCCTCCCGCTCCGTGTAGATCCGGCGCGAGTCTCCAAGGAACAGAAGCGGGGGCGGGTCTCCGTCCGCTTCGTAGCCCGCGCGTACCACGAGCCGCCGGGCTTGCGTGGACTCCAGACGGACGCGGGTTCCCGAGGACAGGTTATGGATCCGGACTTCCGCCGTGTTCGGCTCGCGCGCGGTCGACTTCACCACATCGAACGAGAGATCGAAGGCGGAGACGTCCACGTCCCCGATCGACACGAGCCAGCGGCGACCGAACAGGATCACAACCCAACCTCGGAGAGCGGCACGAAGTACAGGCGGTGCCGAACCCCGAGAGAGTCCAGGGACGCTTCCGCGTCCTGATCCTGCATGTCCCGCACGATCAGGAGCCCACGCGGGCACGCCTCGGAGTGGCGCGCCTGGCGGAGCAGGTCCGAGCCGAGCACAAGCGCCTTCGATCGTACGATCGCCGAACCCGACGCCCCGAACAGGGAGAGGAACCACCGCCCGATCCGGGCGTTCCAGTCCAGATCGACGCGGTACCTTGCGCCGTCGAGCGTGACCGTGATCGACTGCGCCGCGCGTAGCGGGCGGGTCGGGATGTGCTGCGCAGTCGTCATGTCACGAGCCCCCACAGCCACGAGTTCTCGTCCTGATCCGTCGCGTCCTCCGCGTCCGTGGCGGCGGACGTCTCGGAGCGCCCTTGCGCCCGCGGCTCGCGCGGGAGCGGAGCCTCAACGGTCTGCGTCTCCGCGCGGCGAACCTCCACGATCGAGATATCCAGCTCGATCGAATCGTCCGAGTTCTCGCGCGCGACGGTCGCACTCGTGATCTGGACGTTGTCGTACGTACGCTCCCGCGTGACGACCGTCAGATCGATAGCCTCGGAGCGGAGCCGCTGGAGCGTGGCGAGCACGTCCGCGATCCGATCGAACGGCTCGGAGAACTGGAGCACGGCAGCGTCCGCCGCGCCCGCCTGGACACTCGCGATCGTGGTTGACACTGCGAACCCGGAGCGGGGAGGCGCTCCGATCGGCGTGTTCGTGACCATGGCTCGGATCTCCACGCGATCAGGCTTGCGCCGCTTGTGGTCCGAGATCGCGGCCCCGCTCTCGACCACATGCTCCGTGATCTCGCTCTCCCACGTGTGGCGAACGGACGTGACCGCGTCGAACTCCAGCACGTGGAACGAGGACGAGATCTCGATCTCCCCCGCGGACGTCACCGCCTCGGAGTCCGTGGCCCACTCAATCGTCAAGCTCATTGTCCAAGCGCCTCCGCCGCGTCCCGGTTCGCGCGGTCCATGCGCCGCTCCACTTCACGGGCGATCGCAACCGGGTTCTCCCCAGTGACGTTGAACGTGAACGCTTGGGAGACGTTCTGCGCGCGCAGCTCCCGCTCCGTTCGACCGCGTACCGTATCCCGCGGGCTGCTAGACGGGCGACCCTCGTCCAGCACGGAGCGGAGCCTGGCGAGAAGCGGAGTCCCCTCGTAACCGCTCGCGCCGCGCCCGCCGCGCGGGTCGTCGTTCACGCCCTCGGCTTTCGCCAGGCTGGACGCGGGCGGGGGCGTGTCCCCCTCCCCGTCGATCGTGGGGAGCCCGATCGCCCCCGCCACCGCGTTATACGCGCGCGTGATCGTGTCTTGCAGCTCCCGCCACTCCTGGCGGACGTCCTCCAACGAGATCCCCGCGAGCGCAAGCATCGATTCGATAAAGGTCCCGATCACGCTGTTTCCGCCCTCGAACCAGACGATCAAGTCCTGGACGATCAGAATCACCGCCCCGAGAGCGACGACGACAACCGCCAGGATGACCGTAAGCGTGAGCCAGATCGGGAGCGTGATCAGCGCGAGGTTGATTGTCAGGACAGTGACGACCCCCGCCAGCGCGATGAAGGCTACTTTCAGGAGCGTGACAACTTCCTCGTTTCGCGCGAGCCACGACGTAAGGGACGTGACAGCCTGAATGCCGCTCTCCATCACGGGGAGAAGAGCCACCGCAAGACGGCTCTTGATCGAGAGGATGGACAGATCCAGGCGAGCGTTCGCGTCCGTCCAGTCCGCCGCGGCCTGGATCATCTCGGGCGTCGCGCCGCCTCCGAGCCGTTCCAGCTCGTTCCGCATCTCTTCTACGCCCGCGCGCCCTTGCGCGAACAGCGGGCCCATACGCGCTCCGCTGCGTCCCGCGAGCGCGGTCATGAGCGCGACCCGCTCCGAGTCTGACGTGAGTTGCTGGAGCGGGTCCGCCATGTCCATAAGCACGTCCGAGACGTCCCGCAGCTCCCCGTTGCTGTCCGTCAGAGAGACCCCCAAGCGGTCGAACGCGAGCGCGGCGTTCGACGTGGGGGTGATCATGCTCGTGCGCATGTTGCTTTGCAGGCGGATCAGCGCTTGCGTGAACTGCTCGGCTCCCACGCCAGAGAGATTCGCGGCGTGGCGCCAGGACTGAATGTCCCCGGACGAGATCCCGATCACCTTGCTGGTCTTGTCCAGCTCATCCCCGAGAGCCGCCATCTCCGAGGCGAAGTCCTGGACCGCGCCGATCCAGCCCCGGATCGTCTGAACGATCGCAAGACCTGCTACCGCGGCGCCGAACGCTCGGACTCCGGACAGGATCCCGCCGAAGCGGTTCGTGAGCCCCTGGACCTGGCGATCACCGCGCGCCAGGGCTGCGCCGTCGAACTGTGTACTGAACCGCGCGAAGACTTCTCGGAGAGCGCTCATGTCTTTACCTCAGGGGTTGCCAGCGTCTCCGCGTCCTCTAGAACGTCCAGGGTCAGATGCGCGGACTCGACGTCCGCCATGGTCCACTCGGCTTCCAGCTCGATCAGGGAGACGCTGTACCGCTCGGACGAGACCACGCGCCAGACGGTCCAGTCTAGATCTCGGGGGACGTCGAGCGAGTCGAGGCGATCTCCCCCGCCTCGCTTCCTGCGCCGTGGTCTCCGCCGTCCCCGGCGCGCCTCAGCCACTCGAAAAAATCCGCGAAGTTCACCTCCAACGCGAACGCGAGCCAGCGAAAGAACAGGAGCAGACTACCGCCCGAGAAGAGTGCCTCGCGGTTGTCCGCGGTGAGGTAGGGCCACTGCTCCCCCGTCCGAGAGAAGCGCGTCGTCTTGCCGAACGTGTCCGCGAACCACTCCAGTTCATCGTCCGATACGCGATCCGCCAGCTCGGAGACCGCGGAGACCAGATCCATCTGGGCCGCGCTCGTCCGGAGCGACTCCAGATCGGGGGCCGCGTTCGCGGCGCGCGCGAGGGCGGGCCCGAGAGCCTTCGTCAACCTCACGAACGCAGAACGCGCCGCCTTGAAGCCGAGCGGCATCACCTCGAACTTGTACCCGTCGATCTCTCTCACCTGGGGTTCGCGCATGGTGTCCGTGTCCTCCTACCTCGAAAGCCCCGCCGGGATCTTGTCCGGCGGGGCTCGCGTGGTGCGCGGTAGGCTAGTTGTCGGGGTTCCCTCCGTGCGTCGAGTCGAGATCGGCAAGCTCGATCGTCCACTCGCGCGTGGACGCCTCCGCCTCCAGGCTCACGTCCGGCTCGTCCGAGATCCACGCCTTCGACGCGCGGAGCACGGTCGTCCCTGCGAGATCCTGGATCCGGAACGAGGCCACGCCCGCCCCGTTGACCGCGGCGCGGTCCGCGTTGTAGACGGCGGACAGCCGGTCGTTCAGCTCCGACGTCTGCATGACCGTGATCTTGACCTCGGCCCGCCGGTCGTGCGAGCGCGAGCGCGTGACCTCGCCATCCGTGCCCACCTTGGACGAGAAGCCCGGAGTGGTCGGGGTGACGGTGCAGAACGTGCCGTCCGCCAGCCCTTCGTTCACCAGGATACCCGCGAAGACGATAGCGAACTTGCGGGGATCGTATGTCTTGAGCGCCATTCGCTACCCTCTTTCTAGACCGTGACCGTGCCAGCCACGTTGACAGTGTGAACCGCGCCGGCGAGCCGGGCGGAGAACTCCAGACCGCGCACCGCGCGGGCGGTACGATCCGCGGTGGCCTGATCGAGCGCTGCCGTGATCGTCACGCTCCAGCCCGAGTCCAGCACGGTCCGATCCTCGGCCTCCTGGAGCTGGCCTTCCACTTCGTTGACGAGGATCTGGAAGCCTTCGTCGGTGTAGGGGATCTTGGGGTTCGAGATCATGGCCGCGAAGATCCGCTCCTGGATCCGCGCTTCCAGCCAGTGCAGGCCGCGCACGACGTCCAAGAACTCGCCCCCGAACGCCTTGCCGGGCCGCGTGATCCCCACGCGAGCCTCCGTGGCGTAGTGGTTCCCGCCCGCGCTCTCGATCGTGGTCCGCTGCGTGCTCGTCCACACGTCCGCGCCCACGCCTTCCAGATCCTTGAACGCCCACGTGGCGGAGCCGGGGTCACGCGGGAGCATGTCCCCCAACCATGCCGCTTCGATGAAGGCGGACCGGGGCTGCTTCGTGAACAGACCGAACGCCTGATCGTTGGCGAGCAGGGCGGTGTAGTCCGCCCCGAGAGTGAACTCCGAACTCTGGAACTGCGACGGCTTCGTGTACTGCGGACCGAAGGCGGCGAGACGATCGTTCGCGAGAGCCCACCGCGCGATCTTGTCCATGTTCACGGGCGAGACGCACTCGACGATCGGGACGTAGAAGTCCCCGTCGATCGTGACGAGCGTGTCAAGGCGCGTGTCATAGCCCCAGTCGGCCGTACGATCCCGAACGTGCACGCCTTCGGTCGTGAACTCGTAGTAGAAGATCACACCGTTGACGTCCGCGTCCGCGTCCACGTAGTCCGCGCCCGCCGTCGCTCCGAGCCCGGAGATCGCGGCAAGAGCCGTCGCCAGATCGCCCGCGGTCGTGCCAACGTCCGTGTTCCACGCCACGCTGATCGCGGTGCTCGTGCCGTCCGGCGAGACGACCGCGCCGGAGACCGTGGCGCCGCTCGCCATGTCCGCCAGATCGATCCGGTAGGTGTGCGGGGTCGCGGGGGCCGCGAGACGCCCGACCTTGATCGACGGAGGCCGCGGGCTCTGCGCGAACAGGGCCGCGGCAGCCTTGTAGACGGGGCTGGTGCTGGCGAAGTCCGCCGCCACTCCGGTGAACGTGGTGTAGGTCCGGATCTCGTCCGTGGCCCACGCGGTGTGATACATCAGGATCAGGGGGACGCCGAACCCGCGTCGCGCGGGGCTCACCGTGCCAGCCTGGATCGAGACGTTGACGATCTCGGAGAGTGCCATGCTTTTTCGCTTCCTTCGGGTTGCCCCGGCTCGTGTTTCAGTCTAGCACGGGGCGCTGGTCAGGATTCCGCCACCGTGACGGGTCCGACGTCGGGCCCGTCCTCCACGGCCCCGGAGAACTCGACGCTCCGAACCTTGCCGATCAAGGCGCCTTCGTGGGCCGTGTGCGTGTTCAGGGCCAGCTCCACCGCCACGGGCGTCCGCCAGTCCCCGTGAGGGTCGCGGTACGAGAGCGGGCGGGCTGTGCCGATCGTGGACACGCCAAGCTCCGCCGCGTCGAGCAGGGCGCGGACGTCCTCCCGCCGGAGACCCGCCGCGATCCGATCCGCCAGCTCCCACGACGACGACGACAGGTCCGCGTCGTCAGTCTCGATCATGAGCTGGATCGTGAGACGGCGGGGGCCGTAGATCCGTTCCTGGAGATCGTCCGCGCCGCTCTCCTCGCGCCGCGTCTCGTCCCGTCCGAGTCGTACGATCGACACCACGGAGAGCTTGACGTGCGAGGGGGAGCGCCATCCGCTCTCACGCTCATCCCACGAGACGTCCAGATCGGCATCCGCCGCCGCGGTCTGGACCGCCTCCACGAGCGCCGTTTGATAGCCTGCGAAGTTCATTGCTCGTCCCCGTTCACGCGGTGAGAGATGGACGATCGGAGCTGGCCGGTGTCGATCAGGGGCGTGCTCGAACCCTTCGCTGCGATCGTGCTCTCCGCGTTCGGTTTGAGCCCGTTGTCCGGGAAGTTGGCGATGTTCATCTGCAGCTCGCCTTGCAGCCAGACCCCGATCCGCTTGAGCGCTTGAGCCTTCGTGCGCTTGGCCTTGATCACTTCCCGCATCTCGCGATCGATCCGGGCCTGGATCAGTTCCTCGTTCTGATCGATCCAGCCTCGGAGCCACGAGCGTTGGGGCTGGCCGATCCCGTACTCGGCCCACTCCGCCACGTCTGCCACGGTGACTCCGTCGCCCTTCTCGCGCTCCCCTTTCGAGCCCAGCACGCCCACATCGATCGTGTCTTTGGCCCCGCTCTGGTAGAGGCGCAGAACCGCGTTCGCGCCGCGATCTACAACGCGGACGCTCACGGAATCAGCTCCCCCGCCGCGTCGAGCGCATCCTGCACGAGCCCGCCGGGCTCGGACTCATCCTCCGCGGGGGCTGCGTACCGCACGCGCGGCGGGAGAGAGCGCTCCAGGATCGTACGAGCGAGGCCGCGCCGCCCGCGCGTGCGGGGCCTACCCACCGCCAGCACGGACCGCGCTTCGTCCCCGCTCATCCGAACCTCGGAAGCGCGCGCGCGAGCGTGAGCCCGGAGCCCGCGCGCGTGAACGTCACGCCTCCCGCGCCCTGATCCGTCATGGTGGCGGGCGGGTTCGTGAGCCCGTCCAGGCTCCACCACGACGACGGAACGAGGCTCCCCAGATCGAAGCCCTCGGGCGCGTCGTTGCAGGCGAGCCAGAGATCGGCGAAGTCCGCCAGGGTCAGAACTGCGGACGTGTAGCCCGCCGCCACAACCTCCACGCTGGACGCGGGCTGCGGAGACCCGCCGTTGGCGTTCCGGCCGATGTACGGAGCCACGCCCACCGCGGACGGCTGATACCCGCCGGAGGGCGAATGCGAGAACGTGGTGTTTTCGCCGTTCGCGGTGCAGAGACTCGTGGTGCCGTTGTAGGCCATCCCGAGCAGGAACAGGCGCCCAAGCCGCTTCAAGATCGTGTGTTCTGCGGCAACGAAGTTCCCGAGCAGGGCGCCGTCCGACGCTTGCGAGAGATGGAACCGAAAGCGGTCCGCGTTCACTCCGAGCGCCCAGCCCCCCGACCCGAGGAACACCTCCGCGGACGAGAAGATCATCTCATCCGCGGTGGGCACGCGGCGGAACCGTCCGAGCACGAACGTGGAGAAGCCTCCCACGAGCCCCGGGAGCGATCCCGCGGGCGCTGCGTAGTGGCTCGTGCTGGAGAAGCCCGAGAGCAGGCGTGCCCGCCCGCGGACGTCCCCCGCGGACGCCTGGACGGTCGTCCCGCCCTGAACGAGCGGGAGCGTCTCCGCGTGCGAGACGGGAGGCGTGTGAGCGGGGAGGGCGGAGATCGCGGTGGGCATGGGCTACTCCAGGATCAGGATCGATCCGGCTTCGGTGGTGATCGGGTCCGCGGCCTCCGTCGTGATCGCCCCCGCGGGGACGCCCGAGGATGAGCCCTGAGACGGTCGGGCGTTCGAGAGGATGCGGCGCACGTCCGCGGACGCGCGAGGGCGTACGCGCATCGTAGGGGCCGCGCGCGAGCGCAAGACCTGAGACCGGCGCGCCACTACGGCAACCCCGCCAGGCGGAACCCGGACGCGACCACGCGCGCGACCTTCATGCGCTCGCGCTCGTACATGGTCTCCCCGGGCTTCTCACCCTTCCGGAGATCCTTCGCTTCCGGGAGCAAGGCCAGATAGTGCGCCGTGAGCAGGGCCACGCCCTGATCGTACTTCTCCCCCCACACCTCTTCGTCCGTGCGCTGCTCGGCCCACGTGATTCGGGTCTGCACGAGAGGGTCCTCCGCGCGGGAGAACTCCGGAAACAGCGCCTTGAACTCGGCGGGGGTCACGTCAACCCCCCGTGACGGTCCGCAGTCGGCGCACGGCCACGTTGTGGACGCTGGACCGCGGGTCCCCGATGAACGCCCGGATCTCGTCCGGATCCTCGGACTCGCGGATCGCGCGCTTGGCCTCGCGAGCGCTCAAGCGGTCCTCCTCGGACGCGCCCGCGTCCTCGGACTCGTCCGGCTCGTCCGCGTCGAGCGGGACGAGCAGCCCGTGATAGCGATCGAGCAGGGACGGATCCACGTCCCCCGTCTGGAGCGGCTCGATCCCAGCGACGTTGGCGCAGCGGTGGCGGTTTCGTACTCGCATGCTCGTGGTCCTCCTACCTCGAAAGCCCCGCCGGGATCTTGTCCGGCGGGGCTCGCGTGGGGATCGTACGATCCTAGAGCGTGGGATCGACGGGCAGCGAAGTGAGGTAGCGGAGACCCAGCGGGCGGTACACGATCGATCCCGCGGTGCGCCCGTGCGCGAGCACCTTGAAGGCGTAGTTCCGCGCCTGCGGGGGGAGGATCTCGTACTCCTGCGGGATCACCAGCTCCACGACGTCCGGATCCTGGCGCATCAGGAGGCCGCGCGAGTTGTTGCCGCTCGCCCCGTCGACGGCGGAGAGCAGGTTCCAGGGCTGGACGTCCTCCACGTACGGGTTCGCGCGGAGGAACGCCTCCAGCACGGTCTCCGAGTTGTCAGCGCTCATCCGGGTGTGCGCCGCCGCGAGGTAGATCGCGGTCGGGAGCAGGAGCAGGTTCGGCGTGTACAGCTCCGCCGAATCCGTGACCTGCGCCGCCACTGCGTTGTTCAGATCGTTGACCATGCCCGCCGCGGAGCGCGTCGACGCGAGCCAGCTTGCGGGGGTCATGGCGGTGCCACGGATCTGGCCCGCGCCCGTGCCCACGGTCTTGTTCAGGAGCCCGGTCGGGATCCCGTCGTCCGGCGCCCCGAGAGCCGCGATCTGATCCAGACCTCGCTCCCAGATCCGACGGGCGCCGATCGCCTTGCGGGCGGAGAGCGGACGACCGCTGAACGCGGCGCGCCGCATGTCCTGGATCGAGTAGGTCCAGGAGTCGCCGAGCGAGACCACGGAGTGGGTGATCTTGCCGGAGCTGGTCTCGACCGCGGGCGGGTCGTCCGCCATGTTCCGGATCACCTTGGCGGAGCCGACGGTGTCCGTCTCCTCGTACGAGAACGACTCCGCGCCGGGATCGATCTCGTTCGTCACCGGGATGAAGCGACGCGCCTTCATCTCCGGGTACTCGGCTTCGTAGACGCGGGAGCGCATCTGCTCCAGCTCCAACGCGAGCATGTTCGTCTCGTCCGCGTCGAGCCGGACGTCGCCATCGTGGGTGGCGATCAGGTTCAGGTGTCGAGCGATCTCCTGTGCCTGAGCCAGAGACCGCGGGTGTGCGCGCTTCATGTGTCGTTGTCCTTTTTTCGGGTCTGCGGTTCAGGCTACAGGGTGCCGACGGTGGCCGCGTCCTGGCTGCCGAAGAGGTTGATCTCCACGCGCGCGAGACCCGCGGCGGAGATGGTCTGGGAGATGCGGAGACCGGGCAGGATCACCTCGCCCGCGGGGATGGCCGCGGCCGCGGTGCCCTGGGCGTAGCCCTTGAGATCGCCAGTCGCGAGCACGATCGCGACCTGCTCACCGGCGGTCACCGCCTCGGAGAAGTCCATCAGGAGCACGCCGAGACGCGCCACGGCGATCGGGTCCCCGTCGGAGATCCCGCCCTCGGGCCGGCTCGTCTCCAGGAACACGACGCCCGCGAACATGGCGGGGTCCGGCGCGTCGCCCGCCTCGAACGGCTCGACCTGACGCTGCGGATCGGTGCCCCGCTTCACGGGCATGCCCGCGGAGACGTTCGCGCCCTCGGCGGTCGCGCTGAACATGTAGGTAGGGGCTCCGGGCTCCCCGATCTGGCCTGCGTAGCCCACGGCGGGCGCGGCGGAAATGCTGGTCTGCGGCATCTTTCGTATCTCCTAGAGGGGTTCGTTTTCTTGTCCGGACAGACCGGGGTTCAGCCCTTGTCCACCGTGGTCTTCTCGGGGCGCTTGCCCATGTTCTGGATCATCCGCTGGCGCGCGAGCTGATCCGGCGGGAGGCTGCTCTCCGCGTCCTCGCGCGTCTCGGACGTGGCGCGCTTCGATCGGACCGCGTCCTCGCGAACGCCCGCCGCGGAGGCACCCTTGATCTGTCCGAGCGCGACGGTGAACACGCCCCCGACGAAGCTGGAATCCTTCCCCTCCAGGTCCACGTCCGGGAGCACCTTGGCGATCACCGCGCGGCGGATCTCGTCGTCGTTCATGTCCTCGCGCATGGTGACGCCCGCGCGGCTCGCCTGATCGATCAGGGTCACGCGCGAGCGGGCCGCTTCCGCGATCCGGGCGTCCGCTCCAGCGGCGTCCTCGCGCAGCGTCTTGTTCTCGGACTCCAGCGCCTTGACGCGCCCTTCCAGCTCGGAGAGCGAGTCCATGCGCTCCCGCATCTTGCGGGCCGCGTCCTCGCGCTCGGAGACCGCCTTGCGGTGCGCCGCGGTCCCGATCTCGTACTCCACGCCCTCGATCAGCTCGATTTTCATCGTCGTGTCATCCTTCGACCCCGCGGGGTCAATCTGGTTTTCTGCGGAGTCGAGCCGGAGCACGACGTCCGATCCGGCCCGGCCCCGCGGCACGAGCGCAATATGGTTGTACTTGATCGCACGCTGGATCGCGTCGTACCGCTCGCCCTCGGGAGTCGTCCCGGGCGTGCGGTCCAGCTTGCAGCGGTACCCGCACGAGACTTCGCGCCGGTCGCCGCTCTCGACCATGGAGATCGTGGTTGCGTCCTGGATCACCAGATCGCCCGCTACGAACTTCCCATCCTGGCGGGGCGCCCCCGAGAGCGATCCTACGGTGACCCGCCGCCAGTTCGTGGCGTCGACAAGCCCGTGATGCAGGTTCGTCACCGGGGCGTCCGCCAGGGTCGCGAGACTGTCCGCGTTGAACACTTCGTCGGGCGGGCGGTACTCGCGCCGGATCGAGCCGTCGGGGTTCGTGTACTCCAGCACGCCCGTCCGCGTGAGGCTCGCGGGCACGCGGATACCGCCCTGCGGCGTGCGCTTGACGGATCCTAGCGTCCCGGTGTCGAATCGTACGACCATCTACAGGGCCAGTCTAGCACCGCCAGGGGGGCGCGTTTTTCAGTCCAGCACGGGCACGGCGACGCAGCGGCACTGGTAGTCCTCGCCAGGGTGGTTCCGCTCCCCCGTCAGGCTCGTGATCGGCGGGTCATCCCAACGGAACTCGAACCCGTCCAGCTCCGCGTGCACGTCTCGGACTCTCTCGTCCCGGGAGGACGACCACACATAGGACGTGACGCCCGCCTCCCTGTGCCGGACGCGGGTCAAGTCCGCGTTCGCCTTCAAGGTCTGATCACGCGCGATCAGGCGCGCGCGCGAGTCCGAGACGCTATAGCGTTCCTGGATCCGGCTCGCGAGCGCCTCCACGCGCGTGCCGGCCATGACGGAGCGCGTGACGGTCTCGAACACGTCCCCGAGCAGTCGATCGCCGATCGACTGGATCAGGCGGACGTTCGTGGCGCGCGCGTTCGCGAGCGTGGCGAGCAGTTCCGGGCTCTCCTCGGAGAGATCGATCAGGAGCAGGCGCGCCATCTCGCGCCCGTTCCACTTCCGGATCTCGCGCCCCCACTGATCCACGATCGGGGAGATCTCCGCCTCCCGGACCATGCGCCCGATCATGATCCGGAGCGTGCCGTAGTCGTGTCCGAGAAGCGCGGTGTCGATCTGGACGTCCTCGCGCTCCCCCGCCTCCGCCTTGCGCGCGTGCGCGATGTAGGGCTGGATCGTACGATCCACGAGCGCGCTCATGCGCCGCGACAGGCGGACGAGAGCGGCCTCGTACCGGCTCTCCGGCCCGCGGGGGAGCCGAGGGCGGGGGACGCGCTTTCGGTGCCTCTTGACGCGATCTCGACGCGCCGCGAGTGCCTCCCGTCGTTCCTCGGGCGTCACTCGTCCTCGTCCTCGTCCTCGTCCTCGTCCTCGGGCGGGACCGCACCGCCCTCGGGCGGGACCGCACCGCCCTCGGGCGGGACCGCACCGCCCTCGGGCGGGACCGC